AAGGCCCGGGAAGCGGACGAACAGGCGCTCGTCCGGGGTCCGACGCCGACCAGCGGCTTCGCTCGGAAGGGCGACCCGGTATCGGACGCCACGCGGCGGGTTCACGTTCTCCTTCGGCATCGCCCGCGCAGTATCTCGCGTGAGAGGCCGTGCTGATGCCCGGGCCACCGCCTAAGAGCCCCGCCACAAGGCAGCGGCGCAACCGCAACTCGACGGCGACCACGCTGGTGGCGACCATCGCCACCACGGTCCCGTCACTCCCCCCGGAGCGCGACTGGCACCCGCAGACGAAGTGCTGGTGGCAGGACACCTGGAGCTCCCCGATGGCCTCGGAGTTCCTCGAGGCAGACGCCCACGGGCTCTTCCGGCTGGCCCTCCTGATCGACGACTACTGGATCGCCGACACACCCACCCAGAGAAGGAACCTCGCCGCCGAGATCCGCCTCCAGGGCCAGGGCTACGGGCTCTCGCCGCTCGACAGACGCCGGCTCCAGTGGCAGGTCGAGCAGGTCGAGGAGCGAAAGGCGGCGCGGCGTTCGCGCGGCAAGGACCCCCGACTCACCCTGGCGCGATGACCGTCCTGCAGATCCCCAAGCCCGACTCAAAGCCCTGGCCGACCCTCGGGCCCCAGGTCTGGGACTGGATGCTCGACAACCTGGTCTATGGCCCCGGGGATCTCCGCGGCGCGGCGCTCTCAGACCACCCACCCGATGAGGAGTTCCGTGGCCTCCTCTACCGCATGTATGAGGTCCACCCGCGGGGTCGAAAGCGGGCAGGTAGGCGCCGGTTTCGCCGCTGCGCGCTCTCACTCCGAAAGGGCACCGCCAAGACTGAGAAGGCGTCCTGGATCGCCGCCGCGGAACTCCACCCAGAGGCCCCCGTTCGCTGTGATGGCTGGCGGAAGGTCGGCAAGAAATGGGAGCCGGTTGGTGTCGGGGTCCGCGACCCCTACATACCGATGGTCGCCTACACCGAGGAGCAGACCGAGGACCTGGCCTTTCACGCCCTCTACGTGATCCTCTCCGAGGGCCCGCTGGCTGATGACTTCGACATCGGCTTGGAGCGAATCGTGCGCGCGCACGGAGATGGCAAGGCGGCGGCGCTCGCCACCGCTCCCGACGCCCGCGACGGCGCCCGGACCACCTTCCAACACTTCGACGAGACACACCGGCTGACCCTGCCGCGGCTGCTGGAGGCCCACCAGACGATGCAGGCGAACCTGGTCAAGCGAAAGATCGCCGACCCCTGGTCGCTCGAGACCACCACCGCGTTCGCGCCGGGAGAGGGTTCGGTCGCCGAGGGAACCTGGGAATACGCCCAGGCGGTGAAGGCCGGCGCCAAGGACTCCTCCCTGTTCTTCTTCCATCGCCAGGCATCCGACGATCACGAGCTGACGAGCAAGGACGGCGTGCGGGCCGCGGTGACGGAGGCGTCCGGCCCCGCCGCGGAGTGGTCTGACATCGACGGGATCGTGGACCTGTGGCGCGACCCCCAGACCGACCCCGCCTACTTCGAGCGCGTCTACACCAACAGGCTCGTGCAGCAGACCGCGCAGGCGTTCGACTCCCAGCTCTTCGCCTCCCTCGCCCGCCCCGAGACGGAGATCGCGGAGGGGCGGCGGGTCGCGATGGGCTTCGATGGGTCGCGCTTCGGCGACGACACCGGGATCGTCATCACCGACATCGCCTCTGGGTTCCAGATCGTGCTCGGCCACTGGTCACACCCGGGGCGAAAGCACACAGACTGGGAGGTCCCCCAGGACGAGGTCGAGGAGGCGATCGCCGCTGCCTTCGAGAAGTGGGACGTGGTGCGCTTCTACGCCGACCCGTTCTACTGGGAGAGCGCGGTGGCGAGCTGGGAGGCGCGCTACGGGGCCAAGGTGGTCGAGCCGTGGCGGACCAACCGACCCAGGCAGATGGCGGGAGCGATCGCCGCCTACCTGACCGCGATCCGCACGGGCGAGCTGACCCACGATGGAAACCCCAACCTCCTCGCCCACATCGGGAACGCGCGCCGGCGCGACACCCAGCTGACGGAGCAGGGGGAGCGGCTGTTCACGATCTCCAAGGAGCGTCCCGACTCCCCCCACAAGATCGACCTGGCGATGGCGGCGATCCTCTCCTGGGAGGCACGCCGGGACGCGCTCTCAATGCCCGAGGAGCCCCAGCATGAGCGAGCGATCTGGGATGCGGGTGGCAGGGTCATGCACGGCTCGTCATCGGGTGGAAATAGCTCCAGAGACCCCACTCACGCGGCATGGTGATGCGGGTCTGCACAAAAAGCGGGTGTGGCGCCTGGGTCAACGGCGGCGGTCGATGTCCCACACATCGGGCACCCGATAACCGACCCTCGGCAGCTAGGCGCGGCTACGGGCCCGCCTGGCGCCGCTTTCGGGCTGGCTTTCTTCGCGGTCACCCTGTCTGCGAGTGGCCGGGTTGCACATCGCCGGCCACCGATGTCGACCACCTGGACGGCAAGGGCCCGCTCGGGCCGAGAGGCTTCGACCCGACCAACTGTCGGGCGCTCTGTCACTCGCACCACTCGCGTAGGACGGGCGCCGATCAGCCGGGAGGATGGGCGGCCCGATGAGCTGCCGAGCGCTACTCCGCAGCCCTGGCGGCTTCGATTGGCTACGGCCCAGCCGCCGCCTGGATCACCGTGTTGGTGCCGTCGAAGTGCCGCCAGGCGAGGACCGCGTCGCCGGCGCCGTTGACCGCGACCTGGTGGAACCCCGCGTCGCCGCCCGGGAAGGCCTGAAGCGGGCCGAGTGCCCCGGCGGCGGAGCGGACTTGGGCTCCAATACCGCTGTCGCGGTCCCAGGTGATGACCGCGTCGCCGGCGCCGTCCATGCCGACCTGAGGCGTTTCTCCCGCGAAGTCGCCCGCTCTGCGCGTGAGGTCCTGGATCGGGCTGAGGGCTCCGGCGGCGGAGCGCGCCCGGACCTGGACCGAGGGATAGTCAAAGTAGTCGGCCCAGTATTCCCAGCTGAACACGGCGTCGCCCGTCGGGTCGACCGCGACCTGGAATTCGCATCCGCATCCCCCGCCGCCGATCGGAGGCGAGACGATGTTCTTGACGGGGCTGAGGGCGCCGGCGGCGGAGCGCGCCCGGGCTTGGACGAACTTGGTTGCCCTTTCGGGATTGAAATTCCAGAAATTCCAGGCGAAGACGGCGCTGCCGTTAGCGGCGACGCCAACCTGGGGGTCGAATGCGTTCTGCCCGGCGGGCGAGACGGTCTGAACCGGGCCGAGGGCGCCGGCGGCGCTTCGCGCCCGTGCTTGGACGCGTGAATCGCGCTCCCAGGTGAAGACGGCCTTGCCCTGGGGGCTAACTCCGACCTGGGGTTCAAACGCGCTTTGCCCGGCGGCCGACAGGTTCTGGACCGGGCTCAGGACCCCTGCGGCAGAACGGGCCCGGGCCTGGATGCGGCTGGACGTGCCGTCGCGCCAGGTGAAGACGGCGTCGCCGTCAGCGTCGACGGCCACCTGGGGGACGGACGCGTTCTGCCCAGCGGCCGAGAGGTTCTGTGCCGGGCCGAGAACTCCGGCTGCGGAACGCGTCCGGGCCTGGATGCGCCACTTGGTGCCGTCAAAGCGACGCCAGGTGAAGACGGCGTCACCTTGGGTGTCAATGGCGACTTGGGAAGAGTCTGCGCTCTGCCCGGCGGCCGAGAGGTATTGGGCGGGGCCAAGGCCCCCGGCGGCCGAGCGCGCCCGGGCCTGGATGCGCCACTTGGTGCCGTCGAAGCGACGCCAGGTGAAGACGGCGTTGCCGTTGGGGTCGACGGCGACCTGGGGGTCCAATGCATTCTGCCCCGCGGCCGAGAGGGTCACGGGAGCGGTCCATGCCGCTCCGGCGGCGGTCGGCAGTACCGCTCCGGCCAGTACGAGTCCGACAAGCGAGGCCAGCGCCACGCCCCCCGCTCGAGCCCGCCTGGACTGCCTCCTCGTACCCCTCATGGCTCCTCCTTAGTCGAAGGGCGCGCGAGACCGACCCTACTCCTTATGGGCTGACCGGGGGCCTAATCCGATTGCCCGTGCTCTTTGCGAGCATCCTCCTCGATGGTGAACGGCTCTCCTTCCAGCGCCGAACGGACCCTCTGCACCGCGCTCTCTCCGTCGTCGGCGCTGAGGCGCGCGGTCAGGGTCTGAGGAGCATCGTCCAGGCTGACCACATTCTGAATCCCCACTGCGGCAAGCAGCCCGGCGGCGCGGGCGGGGTCTCCTCGAACCGTGACCCGGTAGTAGGGCACGGCGAACATGCTAGGGCCACCTGGCACCCCCTCGGCCACGATTGGACGGCGCCCGGCGAGGCTCGCCCCGACCGTGGCCCAATGCCTCAGCTTCGGATAGGCTCGCGCTGGCGATGTAGACGAGGGAGAGAGCTATGGCGCAAGGTGTCCTCACCTCGGGCACGCGGACTTGTGGGAGTGCTGCCGCCCAGGGGTGGCTCATCCAGCGCGTTGCACTACTCGCATGCCTGGCCCTGTCTTTTGCGGTCTGGCCGTCAGCCTCTTTGGCGGGTCCGCCATACAGCGACTACCGGGAGTGCGTCGCCGATCACTACTACGCACTAGATCAGTGCCAGCGCCAGTTCCGAGACGGAGACGGAGACGGACTCAGCACCGTTGCCGTCGCTGGCATAGCGGTAGGGGGTCTGGTCCTGCTGGGCGGGGCGTTTTTTCTCGTTCGACGGAAGCGGGCCGGGGTCGTCCCCAGCCAATCCGTTGATGAGCCACAACAGGCTTCATCGCCAGCGTCCGTGGAAGCCACACGTGCCGTCGAATCTGAGCCCTCGGTTTCGGCTTCGTCGACACCAGCGGTGGCAGCCGCGGCCCCGGCAGGCTGGTACCCCGTCGCTGACGACCCTCGGCGCCAGCGCTACTGGGATGGCGAGAAGTGGGGCGAGAAGTGGACGGATGAGTTTCAGGACCTCAGCATCTGGGACCGGATGGCCGGCGCGGGCCGGGCCCCAACCGCCCCGGCTGAACCGACCGAGGTCAACGTGGCTGGCGCGGCGCTCGCGATCGTCGGCGCGTTGGGGATGTTCATCGGCGCCTTCCTTCCGTGGGTCGAGGCCTCGACGTTCGTCCAGATCCAGGACAATTCGTTGATCCAGAGCGGCGATGGTTGGGTCCTGATCGGCTGCGCTCTCGGGATCGGCCTCGCCGTTTACGCGGCTTGGCGTCGCCAGCGCCAGAGTTGGGCGGTCGTCGTGCTCGCGGCTATCGCCCTTGGATTCACCGTCTATGCCGGCACCGGCGATCGACTCGAGGTGGGCTCGGTGAATTCAGGGGCGCGTCAGACGCTCGGTCTGTCCTCGACCGAACGCGGCAGCCCCGGCGTTGGCATCTATGTTTCCGGCGTTAGCGCGGGCATGGCGGCCGTCGGCGGGCTGCTGCTGGCTGGGATCGGCGTAGGTGCTGCACGCGGGATCCCGGACCGTCGGACCAAGAAATGTCCGGACTGCGCCGAAACGATCCTCGCCGACGCCCGGGTCTGCAGGCACTGCGGCTATCGGTTCGATGCCGCGTAGGAGATGACACCGGCCTCGACTAGGGTGGAGAGGTCGAGGTCTTTTGAGCGGTCCTCGCATGGGTTTGAGCGGCGGCCTCCGGGCCGCCGTTCCTTCCGTCGGGGGGCGGGTCTATCTTGAACTTCCCATGCAATCGCTCACAGATCACCTCGATGGCCACCCTGCCGCGTGACGTAGGCCGCCGTCAGTTCGCAGGCCGCAACCGAGCCACCGGCGAGGTCGAGCGGTATTCGATGAGTTCGCGTGAAGCGCGTCTCTTCGCGCAGCAGCACCGCCGTCTCCAGAAGCATCAACGGCGGCGCGCCCGGGGGTTGCTCCCCGCCCTGCCCCGCATCCGATCGGGCCGCGCTCCACGTCCTGCCTGCAACGCAAGACACCAAGGCTCCCGTAGGAGCAGCACCCGCGCCGGGCCGTCCTCAGACGACCCTCACGAATCCGATCCAGATGATCTAGACGCCGGCCTATCGCTGGCCGCCGCCGCGATCGCGCGCGAGCTGCGCCAAGCATCCCGCGATCTCATCGAATCGTGGAGGCGGGAGCGGGTCGAGAGAACTGTCCGACGTCGGACAAGTTCAAGCAGCGCGGGGGAACCTGAACAGCTTGAGCTCGGGGAGCAAGCAAAATGACCCCGGGGGGTTCGCACAACCGTGCAACTGTGCAACAGACCCTCGCGTCTGAGCCCAGCATCCTCGACCGTTTCGCCGAGGAGCTGCCCAAGGCTGGGTTGGTCGG